TTACTAATACGCTTTCGGTTCCTTTGCGCAATGAAACTGTTCCCAGTGCATGTGGAACCTTGGCTTGGTTTGTGCTTCTTAGCACTGTCATCAGGGCGCGTTTATAAGCTTCCTTGCGGCCCTGTAACGATGATTTGCGCTGGCGGTATGTTTCCACCAGCCCGTCTATCATTGCGATCTGTGCATCCGTTTCTACAGATTGCTGGATAAGCTTGCCAACCAGACCCATGACGTCTGTCTCGCCGTCCAGTGTATCCCAGAAGGTTTGTTCGTCATCTGCGTAATCGGCAAGCGCTTCCGATACCAGTGTAAGAAGTGCGCTGTCTACTTTAGTCACAGGCTACTTCCTTATGATTGGCCTTGTACTGAGCTTCCCACTCTTTAATGGCCTCGTTGATTGCTTCCTCTAGATAGCTAATGGCATCGGCTGGGAACTGCTCTGCAATATAGCGCTGATGGCTAATCTCTTCACGGTTGGCTTGCATGACAAGCTTTGTGCTTCTGCGTGATATAGCGTTGCTGATGGCAACCCTGATTAAGCTGGGCGGACATTGTGGTATCATAATTTTCTCCTTCGTTGCTATTGCTATAATTTGCGTTATGTGCAAAAAATGCAAGTGTTAATTTAACATAAGGAAAAAAATAATGGTAGAGCCACTTCTAGAAAAGCCTACCCTTTCAGCCCAAGAGCTTAGGATTAAGCTTGAGGATAGGAAGCTGAAGGTCGTGGCAGAACGCACTGGTTTGACGTATGCTGCGCTTCGTAGGATCGTTCTTGGCGGCAACCCTAGCAAGAGGACAATGGTAAAGCTTGAAAGGTATCTGGAAAATTAAAGGGTCACCACTTAAAGCGATGACCCCTGTAAAGCAACGAAGGATGGAGGTAAGCCAACCTTCAAGAGCAAATATACGGGGAACAAGAACCCCTGTCAACGTAAAGCAACACAAGGAGAGGTAAATGAGTTTTAAGGCGGTCAACTGGGCATGGGAGCAAAGGGATTTGTCTGTTCATGCCAAGATGGTGCTCTTAGCGCTGGCAAACAGGCACAACCCAGACACAGGATGTTTTCCAAGCCTGACAAAGATTGGCGAGGACGTAGGTTGTTCACGCTCTACAGTTATTAGGTGCTTGGAGTTATTGCAGTCGCGCGGGCTTATAAGTGCTGAAAAAGAGTTTAGGCAAAACGGTAGCCAGACTTCCAATCGTTATGCCTTTGGCTTTGAGGTAGGGGGTAGCACAGTGACACTCCCCCAGTGTCACACAGACACCCCCCCAGTGTCAGAGAGACACCCCCATAAACAGGTAAGAAATAAACAGTTAATTTTAACCAAAGATATTATTGAGCAAACATTTGAACAACTTTGGTCTCGTTATCCTGTAAAGAAGGGCAAAGGCGCAGCAAAAGCATCGTTTGAAAAAGCTGTAAAGAAACAGCCATTGGAAACGCTTGCTGGTAAGCTGGATGCCTACATCGTTTCTGTTCAGGGCAGGGATACGCGGTATATACCACACTTGTCCACATGGCTAAATCAGGGGCGCTGGGATGATGAGATTGACGCGCCAGACTTTAACCACATGACAACATCACAGCAAATGGATCACATCTTGGGTGATCTAGGTTTTGTAAAAGCAACAAAGGAGATAGGTAATGAGTAATCTAGGGTATGAAGAACGCAAGCGTATTGTCGGGGCTTGGTTGGTACAATTTCTTAAGCGTTATGAGGTTCCAGCAAGCTTTGACAAGCTACGGGCACAAGATGAGATGGTGTTTATGGTTGAGGACATTAACTCAGAGATACCTAGCGGCTTGTCAGAGAGTTCTGTAAACACACTTCTTGAGCGGGTGGCCCAATACACTAGGAAAAACACTGCGAGCCGTACATGGCCCACAATAAAGACATTTATTAAAGGGGTGCATGACAGTGCGGAGAGGGTGCGTTTGGCTGATGTTGACCCCGAACTAGCGCGTCCTGTGGACTTTGAAGCAGACCTGATTAATGCTGGGCGCATCAAGCGCGGAGAACCTGTCTCTGAATGGTATGTTTTTGGGAGCGGCGCAAATTACCTTATTGAAAAAGGTTTGGTTTCCAAACGGGACTTGGATAAATATCGGAAACCAAATATTGACGTCTCCCACAACGGTGTGCAATAATTTGCAAGTCGGGAACCTGTATTCTAACCTAACTGCTCGATGGATTTGGTACTTTTCATGTGTACTTAAATCTGCCTTGATGACCGACACACCTAGTCCCGTTGGTAGTGCAGCGGGGCTTTTTTTATTGCATATATCTTCACAAATATATAAGAATTTTATCATAACACAAAAACAGGTGGCCCATGCAAATTGAGCTTTTTAACATTACAGACATCAAACCATACGATAACAACCCAAGAAAAAACGATGTTGCGGTTACAAAGGTCGCCGAGAGCTTGAAAGAATTTGGCTGGCAGCAACCGATAGTTATTGACGAGGAGAAGATTATACTTGCGGGGCATACCCGACACGCTGCTGCGACTGCTTTGGGCTTTGATAGTGTTCCTTGTGTCATTGCCAAGGGGTTAAGTGACGCGCAGAAAGCAGCTTACAGGATAGCAGACAATAAGACTGCTGAGTTTTCTGAGTGGGATAAAGAGCTTCTAGCCCATGAGTTTAACTTACTTGCAGAACTTGATTATGACATGGGGCTTACAGGCTTTGAACTAGACGAGATTGCCAAGCTTAACGAGGAGCTATTGCAGTTCGAGGGCGAGGACGAGCTAGAAGAAGAGCTTGAAGAAGAAGGGTTGGACGTTTTGCCCGCTAACCATGTGAAGATGGTTTTGTTATACTTAGACCAGCAAAGTGAGCCACGGTTCCGCGAACAATGCGATAAGATAATGAAAGCTAACAACTTGGAGAACATCACAGACGCTGTGGTGTTGGCGGTAGAAAATGAGTGTAAAAATCTTTGAGGCAAAAGCCTACGGCACGAAGGAAGAATGGTCAGCGCGGGCGGGTACGTTCCTAGAGGAACACGAGATTGACCACATTATTGATTATGATTGCGATGCCTACGATGAGGATGGCAACCCGCTTTTCATGTTCCGCAAGAACGTAATACCGACTTCTTTATGTAAGGCGGCTTACGGTGCGTTAAGACATGCAGCAACACCAACCGACAACAGGGGTGACGCGGCTGGCGAGTTCTATGTTAACGATGACAAGGTGCTTAGTGTGCGGCAGGGCGTTATTGATGCCGACACCAAAAAGAAGCGCTATCGTAACGTAACAAAAGACGGATATGTTTCTAAGCAGACACGCGCCAAGATGGTCAACAGCGGCATCATTGGCTACTTTGACAGAACGTTGCGCTTCCCATACTGCCGACAAACTGCGTGGACAGAAAAGAACTTCGGACAGTTCTCAGAGGCATACCCATATATTAAGCGCATCAGCGATGAGTTTCAGAAGGCTTGCCCCTCTCGCTGGGAGGCACAGAACAAGGTCGTACAGGATACGCACAAAGACTTTGTTATCGGGGATACGGTGTTTACGACTGTAACGGTCAATAAGAACTTTAGAACAGCACTGCACTATGACGCTGGCGACTACGAAGGCGGGCTTGGTAACATTGCCGTGATGCAAGCTGGCAAGTACGAAGGTGGATATACCTGTATGCCGCGTTTCCGCGTTGGGTTTGATGTGCGATCTAACGATGTGTGCTTTTTTAATGTGCATGAGCTACACGGAAACCTTCCGATTAAGGCTAAAGGCCCATATGAGCGCATCAGCATCGTGTGCTATTATCGAGAGAACATGATGAACTGTGGCAGCGCAGAGGACGAGCTAGAGGTAATTAAGAACAGAACAGACTTAAAGGGGCTTAACGGATAATGCGATGCGTAGCGATAGGGGGAGAACCCGCCACGGGTAAGACAACGCTAGTTAGCAAGATTTATGATACACTGAATGAGCCTAAAGGCTTTAAGTTTGGGCTGGTTCGTGGGCATGTAGACAACACCCGTAATCTGGCCCTTCTCGGCATATACGGAACAGGGGAAACATTTCTCGGCACAGATAAGCTTGCAATGAATGTAAACCCGCACTTCCATAAGTACGCAGAGAAGCGAAGTCGCAACCTGTTATTTGAGGGCGATAGGTTGTTCACAGGGGCTAACCTTCAAAAGCTTATGGCAATGTATGAAACACGGGTGATTATCTTAAAGGCGAGTGCAGAAGATTTACATGAGCGCCATAAACAACGCGGCGACACCCAAACTGCTAAGTTTTTACAGGGTAGGCAAACAAAAACAGCCAACATTCAAAAGCAGCTAGGGGAGGTAATAGAGTTACATTACTTGCGAAAAATTGAGGATACTTCAAATTTAGCCAAGGATTTGCTATCTTGGTTATCAAATGGGCAATAATTGGTGACGGTCATGGCTGGACAAATTACAGACGAAATTAACGAAACAATCCGCAAAGAGTTTGTCGAAGGATACGAGAACGACAACGGAGAGCGCATATTTCCAACCCTTGAGCACCTAATAGAACGGCACACTGTGCCAAAGAACACGGTCTATAGGCGGGCAAAGGCGCAAGAGTGGCAGCAACAAAAGAACGAATATCATGCCCACTACATGCAAAGGGTAAATAAGCAACGGGCAGAAGCAGCGGCAAAGGATATGGAAAAGCTGGATAGCAGCTCTATTACCATTGCAAAGGCTGGTCTGGAAAAGGTATCGCGTGATTTGCGCTTGGCTTTACGGGCAGAACGGAACGCACAACAGCCCGTATTGAGCGCAAAAGAGTTAAACGAACTGCTTGATGCTGGGCTTAAAGCGCAGAAGATGGGCAAATTGGCGCTGGGTGAAGCTGGTGAAATAACGAAGGTAGTGGCAGATGACAGCATCCCAACAAGTCTTGCACGATTGCTTGACCAACTGGACGACATTGCCGAGGCAAAGTCACAGGGCGCTCGCCACACTATACAGTGATTGGATTGATACAGCCCGCGCTGACCAAGTAACCCCAAAGGGTGATTGGGCGGTTTGGCTTATCTTGGCTGGTCGTGGTTGGGGCAAGACGCGAACAGGCGGTGTTGATGCTGCGATGT